ATACCGCCGTCCCCAAGCACACTGAACACTGCGAACATGTAGCCGCCAGTAACCGTCTGGTTAAACAATCCTCCAATGAAGTCATCTACACCGTCGAACCGTAAAACTGATCGCTTAATTATTTTGGCTGGGTCGTTGCCGGACTGGTTGATTGTTACGACCTGACCAGTCGCGCATTTGAACTTAGTGTCACCGTGGCGAATGTGGGTGGCCGTGAAGTCGATGTTAACGGACTCAGTGCCGCCTACGGTCAACACTACGCTTTTCACTAGTCCTGAAATAGATTGAATACTAGTGCCGCCATATTGGCCGTTAAAAGAAATATGGGTCACGTCAAACCCATTTGTAGAACCGGTCACAGTGGCCTTGGTAACGCCGTTTTGTTTTAAAGTTATCGCCGACCCAGTTCCTTCAATTACAAACGTAGAGAGACCGGTAGTTATCGCAGAGTTTAGGGTCACCCCGCCTCGGTTTGGTGCGTAAAATTGATTAGTGAAAATAGCAAAGCGATGTGCAGAATTAACACCAGTGACAAAATGAAAATTTGATGGATTTTGAATGTCAGCAACAATAGTCAGCACATAGTTCGTCGATGACGGGACGTTTGGAAAGTCAACAGCCGGAGCGTTGCCGGTCACGTTAGGCAAATAAACATACCCTGAACCGTTGACTAGTGGAAGTGCTTTGGGTTGGTTGCTGCCCACCGTCTGCTTGGCGTCGCCTCCTTTATTTCCTCGGTTGGCAAGGTTTGACAAAATCGGCACCGAGTCCAAAAAGTCGGCCGTAGTTAACGCCTCGGTCAGAACTGTGCCTGATGTTGACGCGTTGGTCAGTGTGGATAAGTTGAGTGCCATGAGTTAGAGATTGTCTGAGTGTGTAGGCCAGTAGATGAGACGCTTGAGGTGGCCGTTGAGTTGTTTGTCACTAATCCAAGATTGGCCAATAGATAAACGAGTCGAATCTCTTAAATTACCGGAGCCGGAGTGATTTGAATCCGTCGAACCATTTAATGAGCCCTTCCGTGAGTTTGAGTTATACGAGATTGAAGCTCGGTTCAGAGTGGATTGGATACCGGCGGTAGAAATTGAGCCTGTTGAGCCGTCATAAGAGTTTAAGGTTGAGGTGACAGTATTAGAATAGAGATACCGCTGAACGCTGCTGTGACCTGCTAGAACATAAATTTGTTCTTCTGTAATAGTGCGCGTAATGAACTCAGCGTAAAACGTGCCGTCTCCTCCGCTGTTAAAGAAGTCCGTAAAGGCACTGCCGGAAATCACAAGGTCGTCAGCGGCTCGCGTTCTTGCTGCGGTGTTTCCGCCTGATGTCGGTATTAGGGACGTGGCGACACTTCCGGCTTCGACTTGAGGTAGTGCAAAAAGAACTGAGCGTGTGCCTAACTCAATGTCAGGGTATAATTTAAAATAATCGACTGAAGAAAAAGATGCTGATATTCGCCACCATCCGTCTCCGTGTTCTTTAATATCATAACCTGCCGGAGAACCGTCTAAAGAATGATAACTGGCACCAGCTTGAGTAAGATTAAAAGTTACCGCTCCAAAACCATCGCTGTTTATGCTAACTCTTGAATCGGTCGAATCTCTCTTTACATATACACTTATTGTTGTGACTGAAGAGGAGCCTATGTAGTCTTGAATCCGCCCATAGGTTTCGCTTGCTGTAACCCTAAGAGCATTTTGCGATTGGAAAGGAGATGTAATATCTGTTTCTTGTTTTGTGGAACTTTGTAAACCCCAGCCAGAAGAAAAATCAGTGTTCGTTACCAAGTTAGTTGCCGACGGCTCCACCAGAATCATCGGCACTCGTGGGCCAAAGGTAGGCCCTGTGATGAACTTAGGGCTGCCCGTTGTATTCGCCACGAAGTCACTCGCGGTTGTGCCTTCTTCGACTTGGGGCATTGCGATTTCTATTTGGTCACCAAAGTCTGCTATCGTAACTCCAAATTGAATATCTGAACCAACAGCTTTTGTGGCATTGACTTCAAACCGCTGCCAATCCTGAGTAACAGAAACTAAGCTGTCAGACCCTTCGACTGCATAGCGATGACGCAGCGTAATATCGCTCGTCCCAGTTATTCTTCTAATGTAGAGACTATACCTGTAGGTCTGACCATCGGTTAAAGATGAAACAGAAAAATAATAATTGCCTGCGCTACCTGAAGATTCGTTAATTCGTGTAATTAGTTGGCTAGGGAAACCTAGATGACCAGTTGCTTGTTGAGTTTGGGTTCTAATACCAGTCCACCCACTACTAAAGTCAGTATACCCAATGTGCTGATAAACCGTCGGAGTCAACTCGGCTCCCTGTGTCTGGTCAACGCGCACCGTGTTGGGACTGGCTGACTGTATGAGACCGTTCGCATCTGTGAACGTGGCAACGCCGCTGCGGTTCGCTGTGATTACGTCGAGCGTCGATGGATTCGCCGGGTCAAGGTCCAGCGTGAACGCCTCAAGGGTGCCGCGCATTGATGTCTCAGCGTCGAAAAGCAAATAAGGGTCGAGGTCTAATATATTAAATCCTCCACCTTTTAAAAACAATCCGGCGTTAAAGAAAATGCCAGCTTTGCCGTGAAGACCGGACTTAGCAGCATCAATACCTGGGTCTGGCCTCTGGAGCTTCATTCTTTCTTTTCTAAGACTAGCTCTGTATTAGTTGCAGAAGGAGTAATCTCCAATGTGTCGTCAGAGGAAAACGTAAGCAGGAACTTTTCCTGACCGTTCGTTACTGGCGATCCTTCAACTTCAATATATGAGCCATTCAAAGCCTTCCTTTTAATCGTAAGATCTCCAGCGTTAGCAGACACATAGTATGTGCGGCCCCGCTCAATCTTAATAATGTCAGGATTGGTATCTGGGAATGTAATTGTCATTTTTATTTATGGTTAAGATTTTTTCTCAGGCGCTTTCATTGACCAAACGCCGCCGATGATTGTCATGATTGCTCCAATAAGCTCAGGCATAAGGTCAGCACTAAGCCATTCTTGAGCAACAAGATAGCCCCCTCCAAAGGTTAGAAGGTGACGAATAATTCCAAGGATTTGCTTTTTCATAGTTTTGTTTAGTTAGATATTAGGGGAGGATAAACCATTTACCATTTCCATTTGAGTCCACTACTCCAGTAGTTCCAATTTTGACTGATCCATATTGAGAGTTAATGTAATAATCATTAGTGCTTCCATTAATCGTATCTGATCCACTAGCGCTAATGGTAATACGTGAAGTCTGAGCAGTGCCAGCCGAATCTATAATTGTAAACACCCTCATGTTTGTTGATGCACGATAATAAGGTGAATTTGTAGCTCTTAAATTTACGGTTCTTAATCCCGTGCTATCCATTAAAATAACATCCTCAAATCCCTGTGGCGTATAACCACCCGATGTAACATTAATTGAAAATGTATTTCGTTTAAATGCGTCAGCGCGAACATAATTTCCTCCCATTTCAATAACGCCCTGCAAATCATCGTTATTAAGGTTATTAAAAGAAACTGCACCACGCCAATGTAAAGCCCCACGATGATTTGAGTCTGATGGAAGAAGGCTAGTTCCTAGTCTCCAGGGTATCGGGCAAAGAAATACCGAATCATCATTAGCTGTATTAGAATCACCTTGGGATATTTTAACTCTAGAAGTTGGAGAAGTACCAGGCGCTGATCCCGAAAGATGAAGATGAGCAGTTCCAAATACTGTTGAGTTAGTATCTAAAATTTCTGCAATCTCCACCTGATTTCCAGCTTGCACGTTTTGGCAGTTAACAATCTTAACAGATGAATTGCCATTTACAGTGATAGGGATAATTGTTGTCGAAGCAAGAATGTTAACATTAGAAACAGTCATGCGGGAAGAATTCTCAGCAATTAAAAATCTTTCAGTGTAGCTTTCGGCCTGTCCACCTTCAATATGCGCTAGAGAAGCATTTGCGCTAACATCAACACGGTTTCCTGTTGTGTCTTGAAGTTGAATCCAAGCAGATCGAACAGATTGTAATTTAATTCCAATATCACAAGACGACATAGAAACACCGTAAAAAACGTGACAGTTATTTGTGGCAGAACTGCCATTAGAAAGGTGTAATCCAACTGCGCTGCAACTTTTAATGTTAATTGAACGACCATTTAATCTAGCCGCGCTTGATGAATATATCCCCGTATGCCAACCAAGAACAGTAAGGAAGTCATACCTCCACCCTTCACCAACCCAAAGAGTTGAATTTGGATCTTCAGTGTTAGTGATGCCTTTTTTAGTAGAATTTGCAGGCCCATAAATTAACAATGTTCTAATTTGACCCCAAGAAGAGCTTGTAGAAGAGCTTGTTGGGAAGTTAGTTGTATTGCTTTCGTTAGGATTGTCTTCAATTTCAAACCCATTAACATCTTGAACCCATTGCAAAATTGTGCTTGTTGAGCTTTCTCCTTCAATGATTTGCCCTTGAGTTTTTAGTTCAATAGTAGTTGATATTTTGTAAGTCCCGTCAGCAATAAAGACCCGACCACCAGTGTCACAAGCCTTCTGGATCGCTAAACCGTCAAGCTCTTCAGTAAGAGCCACACATCGCGGATACACCGCTTGAGCTAGCGCCAGCGTGGAGTATGAGCCGCTAGCAGGGTGTGAAGCTCCATCGCCAAACGCTCCGTAATCTTTAGGGGTAACAGCACCCGCTACGCTTTGTGTAGCTGATTGAGCCGATGCTGCCGCAGCTTCAGCAAGTACACGCTCTTGGTTTGCATATCCAGCTTGTTCTTCAGCAGTGTTAGAATAGGACTGCATTTGACTCAAATTAGCAAGACCTAAAAAAGTAGACTGTTGGTTAGCAGATCTTAAAATAGGATTTCCATCTGCATCAAAACCAACAGTTGTGTTTATCTTGTTTTGAGTAGTCGTATTAGGAGGTAAAAACGTAGATCTATCCTTAACCTCCTGATTGATAAGGATTTGCCTATCAAAACCTTCTGCAACCTCAGTGGCTGGCATACGTCCGGCTGTCTGAAAGTCTTTATCCTGGGTAAGCGATGTTATTCTATAGATAACCACAGAAGCCCCAGAAGCAGGCGCAGTCGCTAATCTAACCCCCTGACCAGCTTCTCTCGTCCATCCCGTGAGAACTCCAGCAACCTCAACTTTTACTTCTGATTGCTCAAACCATAGATCAGGCACATCAAAAATCTGTTTTGCGCCGTCTCCAGTGTAATATTTAGGAGTATATTGCTCAGTTACTGGCATAGCTGTTAATAAATGTTATTTCGTTGACTTTCAAGGTTAAAGTAAGGTAAGGACATTCTAATCAAAAAGCTCAGGGGCAATTTCTTTCAAGATCTCTTTTCGGCCTTTTTCTTCAATTTCTTTAATTTGAGATTTTGTAAGCTTTTTGTCAGGCATTGGAGTTTCGCCGGCTGGCGCTCTAAGCAAATTCAAAAGTCTTTTTGCTGTTTCTGTATTATCTTTCCCTTTTGTGGTCTCTAGAAGAATTTGCTCCTCAGTAAGACCAAGCCTTGATACGGCCTGTAAAGCATCTTGAAATTCAGAATATGCTTTTTCGTTATCTTTTTTGTATTGCTTGTAAGCCTTAGACAGCTCTTTCTTATCTACATTTTTATTTCTCCAAGCTTTATTGAAGCGATACGTAGACGACCTAAGAGCATCTTGGAAATCATAGTTCCTATAAAGAATTGCTTTTTTTCGATCAATAGAGGTTATTCTTTGACCGGAAAGAACCGCGATGACTTCTGTTCTTGTGTCTAGCTTCATGCCAGAATCGGTTTCTTTACCTGTTGCAGCTTCGTAAATTCTTTTTGTCGATCTTACTACACCAGGCTCAACAGCTTTGAGTATATGCTCGGAAATATCTTTAGTGATTGTCCAGGCGTCCGAATTGGGATTAAATATTTTTTCGTTTTTATTTTCCCTAATATCAAGAAGCGCAGCAGTTCCAATTTCTTCTCCGTAAAAAGGCTCTAGACCCATTAGTATGCCCTTAGCAACAGAAACAGGCGAAAATCCATCTTGTTGACTTACAAAAATAGGGGTCTTGAATACGCTAAATGGATCAGTGTAACTAATGTTAATATATTGAGGATCTCCAGAAGGAGTTCTCCCGACATATAAAAGCTGTGCATATTTATCCCAAGGAGCAGCAATAGCTCTTGTCGCTTCATCTTCTTCGTCATCGACGCCAAAGAATGAGGCAAGGAAATACGCGCCCGCTAAAGGGATGCTGTGTGCAACCGCGAATGACGAAAGTCTTTTCGCTCCGATACTTCTAAGCTCAGGATCTGACATCTCAAACTTAGCTCTTTGAATAATGTTAGTATTATTCCTAATTACCTCAGACGTAAACGAGGTAAATGTTCCTATAAACGGAACCCTTCTAAGCATTTTGACTGCATTTGGAACTTGCGAGTAGTCAGGCATAGTGTCCCTAACTATCTGAGCTGCTTCAGCATCTAACTTGTCAGATTTCCACTCAGGCTTAGCTTTGGCTAACTTTGCTCTTTCAGCTTCATATGAAACAATTTTATGAAAATCATCTTCTGCTTGGTAAAGAGATTCTATTTTCTTTAGGCCGGCTTTTGCAAATTTCTTTGCGCTGTTTTGAGTATACTCATCAATGTCTACATCTCCCGCTGAAAAATCGTTAAGAATATCCTTAAATTCTTGAGACACAGCTCCTTGCTGCATAATACCAAGCCTGATGTAATGAAGAATCCTGTCCTCAACATCTTTTGTAGTCTCCCAGCTCTTAAATATTTCTTTGTAATTAATAGTGGCAGACATTTTAACCGTGTCGATATTCAGGTATTCAAACAGGTTTCCGTTAGCTCCCACATAAACAAAGTTAGACAAAAAGTTTCTAGCGTGAGTCGTAGGGTTATATATTGTTTTTGTGACTTTTGCTACTGAGTTGAATTTCAACCACAATTTAAGCCACCACGCTGTAGTTTCTCCTGTTTCTGAAAAATCAATTAGCGCCTGAGACATTCCTTCAGAAACATAGTATCCATCTAGAGGAGACAGCATTTCGTTTCCTTTTGAGCTTATTTGCTTAGAAAAGCCCTTTCTAGGCGTAGAAAATATTTCAGTATTAAGTCCATTCTTTAAAAACTCAGTTAGCATTGTGTGGTTGCCAATCTGAGTAGCCATTTTACGGACCGAGGTCATGTAGTTCTCATCGCCTCTTTTGTATTCACCCCAAAGCTCTCTAAGCTCAACAGGAACCTTCTTTCTGGCAATAAGGTTTCCAATATGCTTCTGGCCTAAAAGCCAGTTCATTTGGTCCGTAAAGCCCCCAGAAACTGAATCGGTCAAAAGCGTGTCAACATAACCTTCTAATTGATCTTCCTTTGACACATCTACGCTAAACGCTTCGGCTGGCAAGTTGTCTTCAAGCCATTGCATTGCGTTCTTTTTAGACTCTTCACTTACTTCGTGCTTCCACTTTTCTGGTCTAGTAAATCTGCGATAAGATCTATTTAGATAACTGCCAATGTTTCTTTGGAACACATCAGCAAGATCACCTTTGGCAATGCCCTTCTTAATCATTTCGCGAGAAAGGCTATCAACATGAACACGCATCTCTTTAGTGACGCTCTGTAGGCTCTTAGGGAGCTTGCTGATTGCTTCTGTGACATTTACCGCGCCATCCATCACAAGGGCGTCCTGGACTCTTTTCATGAGAAAGTCCTCCATTAATACACCTTCAGAATTAGGAGCTACTAAAGCTTCCTTTTTTACCGCTTTTTTAAGACGAGAATTTATTAACTCTGCTCTTTTAAGCTCAGTCAAAGTAATGGCTTCCGAGGCTAGCTTAATTTTAAATTGGTCTGGAGTTAAATCACCTCTAGCTCTTAGGTTTCTTTTGACCCAATCTGCCACCTTTAAATTACTTAGCCAAGATGGAAGCTTAATAGGAAGCCCTGAGTATCTGGCATTTTCGTCAACAATCTTAATGCCTTCTGTTATTTCAATAGATCCAACTAGAACCTTTTCTGCAAGATCTTGAGCTTTGGATATTGTTGGCCCCATTGGATAATCAGGAAGAACTTCCATATACGCCTGAGTTCTTCGCATAACTTGCTGGGCAGCTCTTTCGATTTCTTGTTGGTTTCCTGACTTTTTGGCGTTGTTCCAATTTTTCTCATCGGCCTCAAGTTTTGCCTCAAGCCTTTTTCCAATATTAACTCTGTCTGATAATATTTTTTTCTCCAGCTTAGTGATAGCGCCATATTGCTCTACTGGCTGAATCGCAAAAGTGCTTATCCCTTCAAAATCTCTTCCTCTATAAAAAGCCCTAACACTGTTAATTACATCATCTACAGCAAATTCATCTGTAATTTCAAAACTAGCTCTTCGCTTTTCATTATACCCATCTGAAGTAGCCTGCTCAGCATCAAGAAAAACCTCTGTATGGCTAGCAATTCGGGCAATAATATCGGCCTGTGCGCGTGTCGGAGGATGTCTAAGCGTTACTCCTCCACCCGAATAATCAAAACGCATTATGCCAGCATTCATTATTGCAACCATCCCTTCAGTCCCTCCTGGGCTGTTTGGGAAATGCACTTCTCTATGATCTACGTCTCTTACAAACCCATAATGAGACATATGTAATAGTGTTCCATCAGGAAATGCGTAACCAGAGTTTTCTATTTGTCCTTCACCTCGCTCATTAAGAAGCCATTCTGTAAGGTTTTTTTCAGTTGAGAAGTCATCGCTAAAGGAGTCAGGATCGTCTTTTATTTCTTGTTCTTGTTCCTCAACAATCTCAGAAAAATCCTTTCCTTCCATTACCTCTCGCGTAAATTCATCAAGAATATCATCTGAGTATTGTTCAATAGTTTCAATAGCGTAATTACTTAGTTGATCATTCTCTTCCAAGGCTTCCAAAAGCTTAATTTTTGCTGTCGTTTCTGCTTGGCTATCTCCTTTTAGAGCGGGGTAAGTGTATGAAATTAAAGGGTCAATTTGATCTTTAAATAAAGTTTCAATGTTTCCAGCGTCCTGCGCTGGCGTGATCGAAAAGGATGGTTTGGTTGTATCAACAACTTGGCCGTTTTCTTCTGTAATCGTAATATCAGCATCATTAAAAATGACGTAGTTAAATGTGCCTTGGTTTTTTTCTTCAAGGAACGCTTGAGCTTCGGCTTCGTTGTTAAAGTGAACACCATTGCTAAGAGGTTTACTGGAGTCCTTCACCATCCAATCCCCCGCTGCAACGGTATCGGGTGATGATAGTTTCCATGTTGCGTTTCTACTGTTGCCATCAAGGTAGCGGATGCCTTTGATTCCTGCTGCGACAAGGGCTTCGGAGGCTCTTTTTGACCCTATAGTTGATTGAAGTTGGTTGTAAGCTTGCCTACCGTCCAAGTATTCACCTTTTTCTAATCGATTAGCGGCTTCCCTCACATCCAGAAACATTGACGCATCTCCTTGTAATATGGTTAGCATCTTAGACCTTATTGACTCACTTTGCTCACTCATCGGCTTATTCCAATCAAGAAGCTCGTCCTGCTCGACGTTTAGCTCTACGGTGTAGAGGGAGCCGGAAGCCCACTCTCCAGACTCTTTGTATTTTTCAAGAAACCTGATGTCCTGCTCAATGGCACTAGCATAGGCATCCGCGCCCCCCTTTCTATATTTGCTAGCTCTTTCCCTTGCCTCAGTAAGAGCCACATCAATATCGCCCCCCGCTTTTTTGAGCCTTCTTTTCGCAAATCCGGTATCGGTCAAGTCGTCCCTATACCTCTGCGCCACATCCTCACTCTCAGCAAAGTAAAGCCCATACCCGTAAGCCTGAGCGCCCTCTCCCGTGCCGATCTGCTCAGTGCTAAACTCGTCTACCTTGTGCGGTGTCCCGTGGAAAGCCGAGATTGAAAACGAAGCAGGACCAACAACCCCGCCATCCTTAGTTGGAAAAACTTGGGTATCGGCTGTTGGAGTGACCTCGGACCGGCCAACAGAAAAGGTATAATCACCTTGGATAGTGTCGCCAAGAGTAATTGGGAATAGCTTACTGCCTGTAGTGCCGTCAGTGACTTGATAGTCCACGCTATCTAATACAGCATCTAAAAAATCTAATTCTGATTCAAAATCAAAACCTTGATCATTTAAATCAAGCATTACTTGCTCGACTGAAGCGTCTACGCCTTTTGGCAAAAAGAAATTATCTGCTGCTTTATTATTAATCCTCCTCTTTCCTGATTTTAGCTTTTTATTTGAAACCTTAACCATTGAGTCATGGATTCTCATAAGGTCGCTTTTGTATTTTCCAACATCAGTTAATCTAGGATTCGGAAGCTTACCTTTCACTTGCTGAAACAGTTCATCACTAGGATCAAATGTTTCCTCAAGCGCTTCCTGGTTAGCCCTCTCCTGCATTCTTTCATTATACCCCTTCTCATCAAAGCCAAGCGCCCGTAACGCCATACTTTCTAAGTCAGGATCAATTCCAGCGCCTTTTGCTCTGTGAAACTCAATTGCCTTGGCCACATCATAAACAGCCTTGAACATTTTTGAAAATAACTCAGAAAATGCTTTTAAAACGCCAGGAATGTTATTGCTGTTTTCCATTACAGCCCATGCCTTAGACATCCATGACTGAGTCTCCTTGGGAAGCATATCATACTTACCTTGTAGCGCATAAGCTTTAGAAAACTTGGAAAAGCCTTCAATTACAGCTCGCTCAGGATCTATGTCATAGCCTTCCGTCATTTGTATGCCGGACATTTCACCAAATTCATCAAGAAGCGCTTTTACTTCATCAAAACTTGTTTCATTTAAACCTACCGCTCTTCTAATAAAACCCTCAGAGAATTCTTCAGCAACTGTAATAGGACTCGCTCCTTGAGCTAATCTAACTGCAAAGCCTGATAGATTTCTTTTTAGACTAACAGACCCCTCTTCAATGTAATTAGCTAAATCAATTTTATCTGGAGCGACTTCTCCCATTTGGGAGTAATATACACCAATGGCTTTTTTAAGATTCGCTTCCGTTTCAACACCCTGATCCGCAAGATCTTGGAAAGTTCTTGGGCGCTCAATTTTAAAATCAGCTTCTCCTTCAACCCTTTCTTTAGCCATTTTAGCAAAAGCCTCCATTGCCTCCCTTGTCTGGAAAAACTCTTCCTTAGACCAATTCTCTAAAGCTTGATCTCTTTCGGCTACAGAATCATATTCTTCTTTTCTTCCATCTTGAAAATCCAATGAAAACTTTCCGTCTTCAGTTTGCCTAGCAATTGGCATAGCCGCAAACTCTTCTCCAAGTTGATCAGAGTAAACATTTCGCATTGCCTCGTTGCCGAAAGCCTCTTGCTCCTCTTTGCTCATTGACTCGCCTTGCTTTTTATAAAGAGCTAAAGCTGCATCTGGATCTGTCATTGCTAGCTCTGCAACTTCTTGGGCTTGCTTTTCAGATCTTCCGCTTATCATTACGTCGTTCTTAGCTAGAAGCACTTTTCCTAACTCTGCTGTAGAAATTGTATCGCGAGCCGATTGACCTCCACCACCAAGAATAGCTAGAGGTAAAACAGCTAAAAATCTTCGCTGATCCCACATTTTAAACTGATCCCAGTTGCCATAAGGCATATCTTCTTTTAGGGCGCTAAATAAATCTAATGTCAAAGGAAGCGTAGCCTCTTGAAAAGATTCTTGTAAATATTCCGCCCCAGTTATACCTGCTGCTGCTACTCCGGCTCTCCTAAAGGCTTGTGCTACAGATACAGGATTAGCGCCTTTTATTTTTGATGTGACATTTTTAATTGTTGGAAACTTTTTAAGGAAAAATCCTGTAGCTAATCGCTCTGAAAAAACATTCATTCCAGCAGAAAAACGAGCCATGCCCCTAGCTTCTTCATATGAGAGATTAGGGTTTTGCGATAACATTTCTTCAGTATCAAGTTGCCGTTGAGAGTCATACCTAGTATAGAAACCAACAGGATTCATAATAAGGGGCATTTGCGCCAATGTGCCAGACTGGTCTAAGATCATAGTTGAAAACCAGTTTTCTCCATCAATCTGAGAAACAGCTTGTTTAACATTAGAAATGTCAGCCGAGACTTGTTGGACATTTCTAAAATAAGCTTTTTCTTGTTCTGAGAGCTTCTTAGCAACTTTTCTGCCATTTACTGTTTCAAAATTTTTAGAATCAGGATCATCTGGAAAAAATAAAGATCGGTCACTTTCTTCAATATTCCTTCTTAAAATATTTCTACCGGCAGCTCCAATTTCAGACTCATAAAACCTAGATGCTTGTTTTAAAAATTTAGTAAAGAAGCTAACGTCAGTTTTTGATGATTCTTGTTCAATTTTATTATTTAGAATCATTAAGAATTTTTCCCGACCGCCTGGCTTTGCATAAAATTCAGCAATAAGACCAATTGATGCTTCCGGTAAATCTTTCTTTTGTTCAAATAAACCTCTTTCTCCTTCTGATTTAGCCTTGGCAACAAGTTTGTTAACTTGAAATAACATTGCTTTTCCATCGCCTTCTCTCATCTCGTAATAAGCATTATGAAATGCGCTTTCTGCCGAAGGTCCAGCCTCTCTTACTTTTTTTAATCCATCAAGAAAGCTTTTCCCATCATCTGCTATAAAGGCATCAATGCCCATCTTATAAGCATTTTTCCCAAGTTCAACTTTCTCGTTTTGTTTTACAACCCATTGCTTAGCTAAATCAATAAATGATTTTTCTGGGTGATCTTTATGCTTTAAGACATCTTTTGCAACTCGCGCTTTAGTTAAATCATCTCTACTGCCAGCAAGATCTTGCAAAAACATTTTTTCGCGAAACTTGTTTTTTAAACTATCAGATTCGCCAATGGTGTTTACTACTTTTTGGTATCCTGTTTTAAGACCTCGTCTATCTAATGCCTGCTCAAACTTTTCATCAGAAAATAAATTCTGCCACACTGGTAAATTTTTAGCATAGTTTTCACTTCTAAACTTTTGGTTTGCTTCTCGCATTGACGAAAAAGGAGCAACACCCCTTCCTTTATTCCATTCATCATATGATTGAAGAAACTTCTTAGAAAGAGTTCTGCTTAAATTAGCAGATAGATCTCCTGGAAAGAAATTGTTTGGTTTTTGAAAGTTCCTAACTTGTTTGATTGCTTCTTTATCAGCATCAACCTGAGAAAGTAATGGGTCTCCAAAGAAAAACTCTGGTGTTTTTGTAAATTGTTTTAAATTACTCATTTAACCTATCGTTTAGGGAGAATACCTTTAGTGCTTGAATCCGGGGAAATTATATCTTCATAACTTCGTATAATCTCTTTTTTCTCAAATACGTCTTCGACGTAATTTAATTGAGTAAACTCAACTATTTTTTCGGCTTTTTCCTCACGAGTTGCATTTTCGTTTTCTGGACGACTAGCCCATTCTTTTACATCTTGCTCAACTCTTTCGCGAATATATTCTATCTCTGCTTTTTTTATAGTTTTACTAATTGGCTTAACGCTATCATCTTCTCTAGAAGGAACTTCCCCCATCCCCCCGTAAGAAACAAATGATTTAACCATTGATTCTATTTCTATATCTTTTTGTGTTCTAGAGCTAGAGCTGGGCAATCCGTTAGTCCATTTTGTTGGATCAAGCGCGTATGCCCTTTGCCTTAACCCCCCAGTTCCAGGTCTATTTGACATAGCGTAAATTTTAGACGAGGCGTTATGATGAGCTTCCGCATAAACATCTTTAGAAATCTTTCCGTCTTTATACGCTTTAAACAAATCATTAAGTGTATCTAAATGCTTCTTTTTTTCAGCAAAGCTTATTGGAGTGTTTTTGTCCCAGTTATTTAACATTTTAACAGCCGATGCTTCTGATATTCTTGGGTCTCCATTTAAAGCCGACTCTAAATCTTTCTTTGTCTTAATCTGACTTAATTCAATTTTTTCATAAATCTTTTCAAGAGACTCGTTTTCCATTCTGGCCCTGTTTAATTTAGCGGACTGCTTATACCTTAACCTATCACTCTTAGAAAGACCTTGCCTTTCATGTTCAAAATATTCTGCATTCCCAGATGCAGCTTGATCATCATACTCAGCTTTTGTTTGCTCTTGCTGAATCTTCATAAGGCCAGCTTCGACCTCATCATTTCTTAACCCTAAATCTAATGCAGATTCTTCAAGGTTTCTTGCTGCACCATCAAAATCTCTATTTTGCAGTAATGCTGTTTGTCTATTTTGAAACTCGCCAGATAAAATTTGAACTTGAGCAAGTTGTGCGTCTCTAGCTACTCCTTGTAGCATCTTAGACTCGTAATTTGCAATCCTCATCTTTATTGAGTCTAGAGCCTCTGGCGCTAAGCTTTTTCTAGAAAGGCCGTCAATAAAATCATCCGAAGCTTTTTTTGTTTCATCAATCCAACTTACTGGATTATTAACGTCTAATTTTTGCTGATGACTAGCCATGTGCCTCCCGTAAGCGCTTTCGTTATCAAGAATATCAAGCTTGTTTTGCCTATCTAATATTTTAACTTTAGCATCTAAGATCTCTTCCCCAACCATTCCGACAGCTTGCGCTATTGCTTGTAGGCCAGAATTAGAAGGGACTCCAACTCTGATGCCTGCCGCTTGCTCTGGAGGCACTGCCGGCCCTGTTAAATTTGGTAACTGTGGCATATCTTGCTATTAATTATTTTGTTTTTGATCTTAAATCAAATTCTCGTCCAGAAATTCTAGCTGCCCCCCCTATAAGCTGACCCATTGCCGTAGCTTGTGCGTTAGCTCTTGCCACTTTGCCTTGGTAGATCTGCATTTGGGCTTCGTTGCGCCTTGCTTTTTCTCTAAATGACATCTGTCTGGCTTCGTCTAAAATCTGTAACTCAAGTCTTGAGGTGGCCTCATCAAAGTAATCCGCGCTAGATCCCTGAGTCGTATCAAGTCCAGACTCCTGCATACGGAGCTTGATCGATGATAACGCTCTTTCGTTTTCGGTTCTTTTGCGAGCCATGCTTTCTAACGAAGCTTCTGCCTCTTGCTCAGCTTGCCGCGCAATAACTCTCGCATTATACCTAGCAGACTGCATTGCCATCTGCCCTTGTTGAATTGATGCACCCGCTTTCATTGCAGTTGCAGCACCCATTAAAATGTTTGGAAGTCCCATTTCTTTATATTGTTTGAACCATTTGCGCCATAGGTGGCCCGACTTGTGTGAAACCTGAGCGAGAACACTCCCTGACCATGCCTTTAGACTGAACAAAAGCGATTAGCTTGTTGACGCCTTCTGCCTTGGCTATCTTGTGCAGCTCCTTAAATAAAGTGTCAGCAATCTTTCTAGACTTGGACACAGTTGAATCAGGGCTAATAACCATAGCCTCAATAAACCCAAGCGCTCCTGTAACATACAAGAAACACGCTCCAACGGGCCTAGAATCGCTTTCTGCCACCAATCCTATACCAGACTCCAAATCAGACCTACTAGCCCTCAGAGAGCCGTGTGAGTCCCACCATTGGCAAAGCAATGGATAGTGTTCTGGAAAGTAAGGTTTCAAGGTTAGCTGGTCTTCTCCCATTTGGTGATAATATTACGGATAAATACGCCAAAAGGAATATCTGATTGGTAAAAAACATTACCATCAAACGATCTAGGCAGAGTATTTCTGACTTCTAGTTTGCCGCTGTAGAGTGCCGGCGATGATCCAAGGTCTGCATCAGACTGTCTTGGAGTAAGATCTGTAGGCTCCTTAGTGTCATCTGGTGAGTCTTTTGTCTGGATTCCGAGCGAGTTCATAACGTCAATCGTAATTTCTTTGACGCGCTTCTTGTCTCCAGAGGTCGTTCCTGACGCTGTAATGCCCTCTAACGGCATTGGCCATAGCTTAGCCTCAATAGATAAGCCACAAGTTGCCTTGCTAGCAGCAAAGTATGGATTTGAATTTGAATCTACTGCTAATGCCGGATCAGTTTGCGAAGAATTACCTCCAGTGTATGCAAGAACACAAACAAAATAAGTATAGGTTCCGCTAGACAAAAACCTTACGCGATCCCCGACTTTGTATGAAGATGCGTTATTGAAATTATCATTAGTAATAGTAGGTATCGTAACAGACCCGCTGCTTACTGTTTTCTTGCCAAAATAGTCCCCGTCTAAAAGAATCTGTATTTCTTTACCTTCTAGGTGAGTTGATCCAGCAATAGTGGTGACATCAGTCGTAGAATTTGTAGAAATATTAGTGCCGGTAATCGTAGTGCCGCAATCGACATAAAACATATCGTCTTGCAGGCCATCATCTTGAATTCTGATCTGATCGTTCTTTAACCTCTCAATGTAGCGCTTGGTGCTTCCATTAATGGTTCTTTTAACGACAAAGTAGACCTCGTCTTCTTCTCCGGTAGCCGGAAGGATAGCAACTGACTCAATTGTCCCTCCTTGCGTTTTAAGGCGATACCAGCCCATTTTCTCCACTTCTGGATCAAACACTAGGCAGGCAGCAATACCCTCTCCTGTGACGGCGTAGAGCGTAGAAACACGGTTTAGCTGAAACGCCATCTGCTTGACACCACCTTTTGTTACGTGTTCAGCCTCTCTAGTCATATCAGCAGCAGCGTAAACGCCCCGCTCATAATCGTTTGTGAGACCTCTGATGATCCTGCCTCCTAGCTGGACGTAGAATGTAAAGTCATCAACCTCTACAGGCTCTAAATCAGCAGCGCCGCGACCGGCTTGTCTTGCCGAGCTGTTCTTACCTGGCGCTAGAATAGACGACCCGTCTTCACCGGTTAGGTTTCTTATCTGCGAGGATAGCCCTAGAAGCGTCTTTGACTGCTCGGATACCCATTGTATCGGATCTTGGTTGCCGGTCCTTAAAACGTCTTTAAATGGCTGCGAGTCTCCTTGTATGCCACGCTTAAAGTTATCCCATTTATCTACTTCGCTACCCCAGATAGCTTGGTTGTCTGCCTTAGTAGAAGCAAAACAAAGCCGGTTGTTTTTAAAGAACACCTGACTTGGAAACCCTTTTCTATAATTCCACTCATTTTCTGACCAGTGTTTAGTTGCTGCCGTAGAATAAAGTGGCCTAGTTGTGCTTACATTAGCAGTGACTTCTGTCGGAGAAGTGTAACCAGTAACTGTAACTTCTCCTGACTTTTCAACATCGGCAGTTGTCCACGTCACTCTATGGTTTGTTCCGCTAGCAGTATTAAACAATACAACACGGAGCCAAATTGGATTGGCCGACTCGTCACCCTCTCTTACGTAGTTATCAGAGCCAGAGTAAGACGCCATTGAAAATCTAGTTATCCAGTTATTGTCCTGCCCATCTTCTGATTCTTGAATACCCCATTCACCATCCCATGAACCCTCTGTTCTGAATGACCATTCTCCTTCAATGTAAAACTTCATCACATCAGAAGTTGTCCCTAAAACCTCTGCAACTACACCAGGAGAAAAATATTGATTTAAATTAAGAGGATTTGTTTCAGCAGAAGCAGAAGTATTTGCAGGGTATGCTGTATGGCAGGTGTAGTAAAAATATGTAGTGCTTCCCGTAGTAACGGGATGTCTAATTTCATCTCCTACTTGGTGAGAAGTTGCAGGAGAAAAATTAGCAGGGCCTAGCACTTTAGTTTCATTAATAGAGCTTTCTAATACAGTCCTAGGAACATAGTGAGAAATTTTAAACGTGCTTGCATTTGGACTGCCATTTGGATCATCCATGTCATCAGTAAATAAATTACTGGAAGACGTTAAGGTTATACCTGTTCCTGCTGTTGCAGACGCGCTTATGGTGACATCTGTAAGGTTTTCGTCTTCAAACGGCTGGTTCTTAAACTCAAGCAGCGCAAAATCAAACGTAGTGTCAGATGTTCTGGTTAACTTGTATGGAGTATGATTAGGCGAAGCGATATAGACAATGTCGTTTGTCGATGTCATTCTTAGACTAAACACCTCATTCTCAGTGTAGGGAGTTGTTTTAACGTAAGGATTACCTCCATTATCCGTTAATAGTGACCCATTTCTCCAGAACCTTAACTTAAGATCGCTAAACTCTAGCAAGTAAGATTCCTCATTAGAAAACGTGAAGCTTTCAAGCCGTGTTTTCTTTGATGAATCTCTGACCTCGCCAATGTATTCAGTGCCAGGTCGCTTTCTCGCGCCGCCAGGTATGGTCGGGGCAAAGTTCTCCATCGTTCTTAGCGATGTAGCGTATCGTGACAGCTCTACACGGCCAAGCATGAGCGGAGACCACTCACCATTAAAGTTAGACTGCAAAAACTCAGGCATTGTATCTTCCGCTTTCGGCGTTGTTTTCTTCGGATCTTTGGAGGAAGTCAGAGTTTTCTCCTGATCGTGACTGTCTTGCGTCGCTCAGCCATGCGTCTTTGATGGCATTGTCGGCCATATTAGATAGATCGCCGGCCAGTCTGGACTCACCGAGGGGAATTGCTAGCTTTGATGCCAGCTTGATTGCTAGAGCCTTAACAAGAAGTGGTGACAGATCTGATGAGATTACCTCTTTGATGTAGACTAATCCGCAATGCTTAATGTTACTAAGGATAAGGCCAGGCTCCTTCTCAAACTTGCGAATAGGAACTGGACTTGGTGTGGGTGTCTCTTCTGAAAGCTCAAACAAATCCAAGACTCTCAGGCAGTCTTCTGGGATAATGTGAGCGTAAGACCACCCGAAATCTGGTGTTGCGCCGGATAGCGTCATTCTAGTTCTTTTCCGGCCTACTGACCACCTGTGTTTCTCCATGATCTCACGGAGCGTCTGGTCAAAGTGGAGCGAGACCTGCCGTGCCTCCTTGGTGTTTTCAGACATTGTTGCAATTGTCTGCTCTCCCAAATAGCCAAGCGCTTGGTTGGCGATGTCGATGTCGGTAATGATCTTGCTCATAAAAAGGAAAGGCCCGCCCGCCCCGAAAGACAGACGGACCCTTGTTGGTTGTTGCTATGGACTAGGACTCGTCGCAAGGAATCTCTACAACCTTGATTTCCTCAAGGCGAGTGGCTCCTGCTGCGGCAGTTCCGCGAAGCTGGGCGGCGTCATTGAAGTCGTTACGCTCGCTAAGCTTAAACTTAGGATTCTGCCAAATATCAAGTGCGATACCTGACTTCACGAAAGCAAAGCAAGTGCGAACATTGGTAGCGACTGCGAGGCGCTCGGTGCGGATAAAGTTAAAACCAAGGAACTGGTCAATCTCTCCGTTAAAGAGAGCCTGTAGTTCGCCGGCGTAATCACTTGAAGTGATTTTAGCTTCATCATAAAGACCGCGAAGGGCTTTGGCGTTAAGAACAAGGTAAGCGTCGTCACCGTCAATATCTTGACCGAAGACTTCGTTCTGCTCCATAAGCTGTTTAGCATCAAGGATTTTGGAAAGGTTCATTCCAGATCCAGTGCCGCCGGTATCAACAGAAATAACCTGCGTTGTTGGAAGAGTTGTGCTTACAGCGCCATTGTTACCGGTCTTTGAAGTTCCGGTAGCAGCGGCAATGATGAGATCATCCATCTTGCGGTTAAATCCTGCCTTAAACTCAAGGAAGGTTTGCGATGTGGGCTTTGACTGCTCTGCAAGCCACACTTCGTCAAACTCGTCAAAGTGCTTAACAGCCTGAAACTTCTCAGGGTAGTTAGCGCGCTTCTGAGTTTCGATTTGAGAGATTGCGGTTGCAGCAATGCGGTTTTGACTAGGAGTGCCAAGTGACGAAACGTCAATAGGCTTAATCTGGTCGCGGTAGTTTACCTCACCGGTGCAGTTGGAGTTGACGCTAACAGCGCCGCTAAGACGGCTATCGACCTGCTGGGCAAGACGACGCCACTGACTTTCAAATTTAGGCTGATACTGATCGATCAGCGCGAGTGTTGGACTAACTGGCATAATATTTTAAGGTTTAGGTTTTTGTTTTGGTTCACGAAAGCCGCTGTCTGTGAACGGAAACCTCTAAAATTGGGGCAGCTAATGCTGGTAGGCCATGCGAGGGGCGTATGTAGGGCGGCCAAATTGGGGCTGTATAGACAGGTCTAGCAAGCTAGGTAAGCTGTCATGGATAGCCTTCTAAGCTAAAATATCAACTTAGTCAAACAAAAAGCCTCCCCCTCTGACATGACTAAGAGGAGGAGGCTCGGTGCTAGATGGGAAGAGAGAGACCACCTAGAAATTTGTTAAGCAATATCTCTCGCTTTTGCTAGCAAAGTATCAACGTGTTTGTGAACAGCATCGTCGCCGGCCATAAACTTGGCGTGCATTGGGTGCTGGTCATCTTCCATAATTGCCTGAGCTGTTTCGGCTGGTCCTCGGAAGTCATCAACCTTAGCTGTCTGACCTGGCCCTCGGTAGGAAGCCTCTGAGATTGCATCACTTAGATGAGCAAACATCCTAGTAAGCTCTGGACTATCAATCTGCGACACTACCTGCTTGACGCCGTCAATCTGCTCTTGACTAAGTCCAGCTTGGATGCCGAGCTTTTCGGCTGCGACAGTCGCTCCATTGATACGAGCATCGGTTTCAGTTCCAAATGCTTCTAAAAGCTGCTGTTTGCCGGCTTCTCGTCGCTCTTGGGCCTCTGCCTGCCATTGTTCGGCTTGTGCTGCTGCTGCTTTTTGAACAGCCGCTAGTCCGGCAGTAATTGCTGGCCCTGGCGCTCCTGATTGGATCAGGGCATCAACTACTGGAGTTGCCACCTCTTCAGTCCATCCGGTAGCGTTCTGGAAGCTTTCAAAGTCTTCCGGCATGACTTGATCTGCGCTCTCTGGCACACCGGCAGCTTCACGGAATCGACTCCAATCCTCATCGCTGGCGTCTGCTCCTGGGTAACTGACTGACTTTGCTCTAGCAGCCGTCTGGTTATCCTTAAGCATCTTGGCTAGATCGGCAGGACTCTTGCCTTTAAAGTTCCGGTTAATGTAGTCAGCATCAACGCTGTCGTTTTTAAACCGGTCTCCGATCTCTTGAAACCTGCCATCCTCATCAAACATTCCTGTTGTGTCAAAGGTTGGCGGGATTGATGGGTCTGAGCCGTATTCTCCTGTAGGATCAGCTACGGCAGCACCGCCACCAGCGTCTCCTCCTTCTTCGTTTCTAATCAATTCGTATTGTCTCATAGATTCTCTTCCGTAAATAGATCGCCATATTCGTCCTTGAACTGCTTAGCGCTCCAGTTCTCGCGTCTCCACTCAACTACCTGAGCTGACTTCCCGCCCATGCGCTTAGTAAAATATTCTGCTGGAGCATCTTTTTTAGACCGTTTTGTCTTAGGCTGCTTAATGGAAACCTCAACCTCCGCTGGAGATGCGTCACCGATCAGGCTCTCTAGAGTCTCTCGGAACTTCTCTTGCTTGTGGTGAAGACCTGTAACCTCACCGTCTACAAGCGTGGCGATCTCTTTCATGTCGGTCTGTCGAATGAACTTGTCGCCAACTAGTTTAAATAGCCTTGGATCAATCATCTGGGTTTCTTGGTTTTAGGTTCTCTAGTTCTATGATTACGTGACGGCCACCTTCTCGTAGTTTTGCGGATGTCTCGTTGTAGTCGTCCTCTGCTTTGAACACCGGCTGGTCGAATTGAAATTTCACCTTCATCCATTCCAACAGCGCGTCCCCTTCTGTAGTAGACAGGAGAGTCTTAACAACCTTCCCGTTATGTGTATGTCTGTCCATTATTGCATCATAGCTTCAAGCTTCTCAGGATCGACCTGGCTGGCGTCCTTGGCAGCGCTGGCAGCTTGTTGTGCCATCATCATCTGCTGCTGTTGAGCCATCTCTGCTGCACGGGCTTCGCGCTGTTCGATTACCTGTTGAAGATTCTTGATGACATCCTCAGAAATACCGTCATTGCGGGCGCTATCTCTAAGCATCTGGTCAAGGTCAAAGTTGTCGGCAAGCTCTGGAGCGATCTGAATCATTGGCATAATCCGCTCAATAGTGCGGTCAATTGCGTTGTTTTCGATCATTCTAATCGCTAGAGCAATGCGCGAGGTGAACTCAACCTTTGGAAGCGGCACGATACCGGCATTCATTGGGCCATCAGGGTAAAGCTTCACAGACTCAGGTGGGTCTGGGAATGCTCCTTCATTAAACAGTAGCAGGAACACGTTCTGGAAGATTGGTGTTAGCTCTGTAGTGATCTGGTTGAAATTAGGCAGGAAGCGACGAAGGGCTGCGTTTTCGATGCTGGCAACCTCTCTAGCTGTCATCTGCTTGTCCTTCTGTGCTACGGCCTCAAATAGCTGTGCGTGGAAGAACCCACGGACCTGCTCTGTCACGTTCTCCATCAATACCATGCCGGCGTTGATGTCGTTGTAGAGCCTCATCTGCTCAGGCTTCATCCCGTTGCGCTCGTCAAAGACCGTCACGCCATTAGGACGTGTTGAGATCTCATCTACTGAGTCTGATGGAACTAGCCAAGGTGGCTTGACCTGTAGAGCTACGCCCTCGTGGACATCTCTACGGAGCTTGTTTAGCTCTCTCATTGCCGGTAGCGCCTTTGAAGCTGGAGCTAGACCGTAATTGTAATCATTCCAGATCTCAGCTCTTGGTGAAGCAAATGGATAATAATCATATCCACCTTCCTCTAAAATCATTCTGTCTTCTTTGCAGACATAAATGCTGGCAAATGGCTTGTTCTTGGCTTCGATCCCGTTCTTGTTGCGAGGAAAGCAAGCGTGGATGACCGTGAAATGAGTCTTCTCACCGCCCTTCTTCATGTCGTTTAGCGATGCCTTGGCTTTCTTGCCTAAATTTTCCTCTCCAAACTTATCTGCCATCTCCGAGGCAGTCATAGTCAGCCACCGGTATTCAGTGCGAATGTCTCCTTCACCATCCTTCTCAATGGCAAATGTGCCTAGTCGGTCGTAACAAAACTTGAGTAGCTTCTTGTTTCCTCGCTCAACATACAGTGATCCTGTCCCGCCACATCCCATATCGGTGACGACCGGCTTGATTGACTGGTAGAAGTTACTGCGACCGAGAGCGGTTAGGGCTAGCTCGGAACATTTGTTATACCATTTCCGGCCCGCATCATCGACCTCGTGGTCATCCTGGGGCGTGTAGATCATCCATTTCTCATTTGACGAGAATACCTCGGCTATCATGCCGTTGGAGTAGGTATCCAGACTCTCAATCCCTGTAGTGTCATACAGTCCAGAGAATCCGGTCACGTCAGGCGACTGGGGAGTTTGCGTGAATATATCAAGCTGTGGCTTAAAATACTTAGCCGTTAGATCCCAGTGAGACTTGAAAGCGTTTAGTTCACTCTCAAGTGAATCAGCCTTCCTGAGAATAGTATCTACGTTCTCGTCGATCATTGACCCTGTGCTGTCTTACTCCCAGTCGAGTAATTTGGATTTACCGCTCCACCTCTAGTTGACTGAGCATAGCTAGAATCCTTCATGCTCCGCTTACGCTTACGCTTAGCGATCTTCTTGGCTTCAGTGCGGCCTACGTCTGGCATTGCTGGGGGAGGCGGGGGTGGCGGTAATTTTGGACTAAGAAATCCCATGAGTCTCTTTATCGTGTTTACGTAAATATGTCAACTATCTTTAAATATCAAGCAAACGACACTTTAGTATCCAGAACCAGCATTGATGCGTGGCCTACGCCGGCGCTTAGCGTGTGACTGTTGATCTGTCAGCATATCGTGTAGCTCTGCCTCTGCTAGCATTGAGAAGGCGTCAGATGGATGAGACTCCCAGCCGTGAGAGATCTTGTTTGTGATCCATCCTGTTCCATCGGTAGCTTCCTTGTAGTGAAACTGACTTAGAGCGTCCCTAAGATGCGTAGTTGTCTTGTCTCTAAACCAAATATTCGGAAATGCCTTCTTAGTCGCGTTAATCCGCAACTCCTTGTCATGCGTTCTAGGAATTGTCTGCACGTTTGACAGTCCAGCCTTCCTTAGTTCCTCTGCAAACGTCAAGCCATTAGGCTGTCTGGCTGCTGAGTCATGTGGCAGCAGGTGACCGCCATAGCTAAATCCTTTAGCCTGCATATGTCCTACACGGTCCTCTAGCGTCATTCCGGCTGATATGTCGCAGTCAATGACCGTTCTCCTCATGCCGTCGATCTGCCAATAAATGACAGCAGTGTTCTGCGGAGATCCAATATCCCAAGTCGTCCATACCGGCCCACGGTTAGGCTCAAAGTCACACACATGACCTAGCCTCAGCGCGTCTTCTACTTCCTTGGCGTAAATCGTTCCAGGAATATCAGACGAAAACGAGCATTCAAACTCTCGCTCAAACACACTAGCGTCTCTTGTAGCCTTCATCCTAGCTAGCTGATCAGGCGGGATCAGACCGCTCTCAGATGCTTTTAGACAGAGGGAGAACCACTCAGGGTCTTTGAGTGAGTGCTGGTAGACTCTCCAGAACGCATTCTTCCCCTTCGGCGTCCCTACAAACGTGGCCCAACCTTTGTAGTCTAGAAGACACGGTTCTATGACTGACTCCCAAGCGTCTGGTGGAATGTCGGCGTATTCGTCCAATACTACACCATCAAAGTAGAGGCCCCTTGCTCGCTCATAGTTCTCACCGGAATAAAGCCCGATCTCTGCCCCGTTCTGGAAGCGAATCCATAGCTCCGACTCGTTCTTGATCACACCAGGTATCTGATGAGTAAAGGTCTTGAGGTAACTCCAAGCGATCTTTTTGGCCTGAGCTTGAGTAGGAGCGAAGTATCCGTAGCGTAGAGGCGATGATTTCAACCCTTTGCGCGTATGGGTGTGGCATTTAAGAATGAGATCCTGCAAACATCCGAAGCTCTTGCCGCCCCTTCGATGCACCACCAGACAAGCTCTATCCTCTGTCCGTTGCAAGTATGGCCTGACCCAGTTCCGAGGCTTTAGCGTCAATCTAGTCTTGTTCGTCGCCATATGCGGTCATAAAATCGTTGCGAACATCGCTAACGCTAAGTTTCTTAAAATGATCAGCGCTCCAGCAAATGCCGAAAACGTTGATTTCTTTAGGGGTATCTGAAGCGATCATCACTATCACCCTCTCGCCCTCGGTTATCTCAGCAAATGAAGTGATGTTGTGGAAGCCTTCCGCCTCTAGGTAGCTCTCAACCTGGCCAAGCTTTTCAACCTCTTCAAATGTCACCTCACTCATCCTCTCCTCCGATCACGATCTCAATCTCTCCTGAGACCTCTACGGAGTGATCGTGCTTGTCTCTCCAATCCTCCTTAAAGCGGTTCTTCATCTGAAATATGTAGCTGGTAGAGTTGAATCCTTCAACCCCTCCAAACGTGGCCTCACGCCCTTTACGTTCCCACCAAGACAGCCCCTCCTCATACGCTCTTTTTAAGGCGTTAGAAAACTCAGGCTTTTTGTTACCCCAATCCCATAGCGTCTCCCTTACTACGCCAAGCTTAGACGCGATCTCAGCCTTTCCCATGCCTTGCTTGCCGCACTCAATAGCAATGTCGCAGAACTCTGGTTTGTATTTTGTCGGTCGTCCTCCTGCCATGCTAAAAATATAAACAAAAAAACCGGCCTGAGCAACTTAATACTCAGACCGGCTTGTTACACACTAATAATATGAATTAAACACAAAGCAGCTTGCTGCTGCAAAGGTTGTATCTAATTCTCACATATCGTCAAGGGGTTTTTATGGTTGTCCTCCGGCCCAAGCCATGAGGATTAAAATGGCTACGAAAATAGCTGATTGGATTATCTCTTGGATGTTCATATTATTAAAATTTGCTTGAAGCTTCGATTATTTCCTGGATGTCGGCAGGTTGCCCGTGTGTTGGGCAAACAAATCCTTCGGAGACCTCATCGTAAGTTAAGTCTTCCATGTCCCAAATCTCTCCACCTACCCAACAAAATTTGTCATCTGGGAGGTGATCCGCAAGAAACTCGACTGCTTCCGCTCTATCATTAAACTCATACCATTCATTGAACGATGATGAGCCTGATGTTGCGGCGTGGTATAATTTCGTATTATCGACCTTATACCATTCTGGCTTGTGGGCTTGTTGAACGTAATTCATAATATATGTGTCTGTTAAAGGTTACAGTGATACTGAAAGATGCTCGTCAAGATCTCCTGTCTCGTTAAGTGTCTCAACGATTGGCCCATATTTATCAGCGTCTAGATACAATATTGTCTCCTTTTGAGTCTTGTGGGTAACCCAGCACAATTTTGTCTCAGGATGATAACAAACTTTATCCCAGAGATTGGCGTAACCCAAATTCTTCTCTAGGTTAGCTAGTTCGATAAAAGCAACTTCAATTGGTAGTGTTTTCTTAGTCATGTCGGGGGGATACTGACACCCCTAGAAAACAAAGTCAACAAGTATTTTAAACTTTTTTAGTTTTTTATTTCTGAGTGTTACTTATTGTTGTCAGATCTCTTTAAAATCAAAGGGTCCATCAACTCATCGTAATTGAATTTACTTCCAAGACATTGCTTTATGGTAACACTGTCACCGCTAAACCCCTCACATTTTCCATTCACTAAAAAAACGTGTTTAGGAACAGTTATTTGACCTGTGACAAAAGCAATTCCTTCATCAGTCAATCTCCATAACCCCGATCCAGTCTGCTCTCTCTGAATTTTAGGGTCGTCAGATTCAACCGGTAAAAGCAATCCCCAAAAACGTAATTTGGAATACTCCTGCGCCACGGCGTTTTTCTTTTCATCTAAAAAAGAATCGGCAACGTGTAGAACCCTAGATCCAGAGTGACGACATTTCTTAAAAATGCGAATCAGCATCCAAGCCATCCCGCAGTTTAACTTACGCTTATATCGTTTAGTGAATCGACCGCAACACGGGCATTCACTGCCTTCGTCAAGAAGCTCCACAAATTGATCTCGGGCCTCTTCCAGTGTCTGCGCTTGAATGGGCCGCAAAGCAAACCAATCGTGAGTCTTTAGGTGCAATTGAGTCATGTCTCTCTCTTCTGATTAGTATTTAAAACGGGATCTCGTCACCATCAGCAGTGCTGGCGTCTAACACCGCTGCTGATGCCTCTTTCACAACCGCTGCTGATGCCTTGTATGCTGCCGCTACTTTAGCTTTGTATGCCTCGCCAGGATCGTTTGTGGCAGGTGAGGCGCTTTCGATACGCCACGCGACAAGATTATTGAAAAACCTCCCGTCATGCTCTCGCCCTCGGATGTTAAAATGCACCGTGATCTCGTCACCAACCTTGGCTTCGTCGATCTCCTTAATCCGATCCTTAACCAACTCTAGCTTAATAAATTGGTCAAATTTGCCGTCATCGACTTTCACCACAAACTCACGCTTAGTGAATCCAGAGTTAAATGTCTGCGTATCCCCCAGTAAATGGAGGCTTCCTGTTAGTTTCATGCTTTCGCTCATTGTTTATTTTGTTTATTGATTCGCCTAGCTAGTTCTGCTGGATCGTAATCCGGCGCTGCCGCTAAGCATGGGCAGTCTAAAGTATTTCGGACGCAGTAAGAAAAGGTCGCGCCTGGGTCATATCTGAAGCGTGGGTATCCATCGCATTTAACGCAGGTTTTTAACGAAGCATAAGCCTCCCTAGTCTCTCTATCCATTTTTAATATGATGAGTTAATCGTGCGACTTGTCCATCAGAATTGTGATGAATGAACGCTTCCACGCAACGAGGAACTCCCACATATCCCTTTTTGTGATGCCATGAATCAGTGCCGGATGGCGTTCTAATATGCTCAGCCGTCACTCCTATATAATCTTTGGCAGATTGCCATTTTGTAACCGATCGATGATGAAGGTGATGCAAATAAATAGTGCGGTGCTTAGTCGCGGCCCACATCTCAGGCTCTTCTTGGGCCATGAGCAATGGCGTATCCGCCAGTTTCGCTCCATCCCCGTGGCTAAATCCGAGCATATTTGATCCGAATTGGACGTATTTACGATGATTCACCGAAATATCAAATGTGACGTTCTTGCTTTTGCGAAAATATGCTTTGAGTGTTTGAGCGAGCATCCAACCCGCAACGTAATCGTGATTACTGGGGCAATGGATAACCGTGACGTTAGCGTAAGGCAGCAGCCTCTCAATCGCCCTTACCATTAGATCTTTGCATTGAATGAACGACTGCCACCACAGACCATCCATGTCTTGAGGCGTTCCTGCTGTCGTGACTGGGCGCTGGCTATCGATATGTAAGCAATCGTTGCCTATAACCATGTAAACCTGGTCGATCTCCCAGCCCTGAGACATCCGTAGCAGGTCATCAATTCCGCGATCCACGCAGGCTACAGCCTCTTTCACGTTATAGTTGCTGCCGGTTTCTTCTTCAATAGCTAGCTTGCCAACGTGGATGTCCGATGGATCAAGTATCAGACAGTGTGGATCTTTGATTTTCTTGCGTTTGAACGGCTTGAATTTCGGGGAATATTTCCTTAGATCTGCCAGCACCGGCTCAAATAGTTCGTCTAGGCTAAGGTTCTCGGCTTTTGAGAAAAGGCTAATGCGCTTGGATTTGTACCAGAAATGTTTAACCGAGCTTGGCGGTATGCCGGCCTCATTGCACTCCTCCATGAGAGCTGTCATCGCGCCGCCGGATCTCAGGCGTTTTAACACCTGCATTTCATCTTCGGTTAATCGTGGTCTAGGCATGAGTCAGTTCATTAATTTTAATATGTCCAAACCTTTTAGTGGCATGGAGGACGGTCCCGTGGTCTCTTTTTCTGAAAATCTCTGCTATCTTTGGTGTTGAGAATGTTGTGTGCCGGCGAATCAAAGCCATCGCCATCATTCTCGGGTGTGCTATTCTGTTAGTTCTCGTATTGCTTAAGATTTCTTTACTAGTCAAGCTGTATTTATCGCAGATAAAATGAATAATAGCTGTCGCGGTATCGATGTTCTCTTGATCGCTCATTTATTTCGGTAGGATTTCCAATTACAATTCACCACTCCACCGGTCTCCTCGGCTCTCGACCAAATCGATCTTCCGACCGCTGCCGCTGCCTCAGTTGGCTTGTGATTTGTTATGATCACGGTCGCTAAAAGGTTGTCGTAGCGATGGTCAATAAGGTTAGTGAGCGTCCTTTGTTCCCAGTCAGTGCCGGCCAGCTCGGACCATTCGTCTAAAATGAGCAGTGAGACCTTCTTAGCCTGCTGAAGAGTGTCGCGAGCCGAGCCTTTCTGCTGACGATCATCTCCAAATTGCTGCCGGATTGTCTCCAAAAGATCATGCGTCTTAAAATATCGACTGCCTTTATCTTTTTTAGCTGCCATCTCAGCCCACTTTGTAGCGATTTGAGTTTTACCTGGCCCACGATCGCCGCATAAAATTAGCAAACAATCACCGCCTATGACTCGCTCCTCAAGCTCCAGCGCCTTCCCTAGCCCATTACCGTGCATCTGCATTAAATTAGCAATGTGCCGAGCAGGAAAACCCCACTTTGCTAGCCAGATTTTGATTTCATTATAATTCAACGACATAGATTCCGTCTCCTTCTGTGTTATTTTTTGATGTTTCCGGCAAGTCCTGCCATCTCATTCTTTTAATCCAAAGATGAAGACCTTGCTGGTATTCTCCATTTTTTTTAGTCCAGTGATCACACTGCTTCCAAGCTTCAATCGCGGCCAGTAACTCGTCTAGAGTAGGCCGATCTGGGTTTTTGATTTTGTTCCATTCATCCCAAACCTGCATCTTCGATGATCGTTGTCTGGATAGTTTTGGAGCTAACTTCCATAATTGAGATAAAATCTGCTTATCGTCCACTTGTGGACAAAAAACTTCTCCTTCTTCTTCTCCTTCTTCTTCTCCTTCTTCTTTTCCTTCTTCTTTTCCTTTTCCTTTAACAATCCCAGAATTATCTGGCACAGAGGTGGCAGGTGGGTCGCACGGAGGTGGCACGGAGGTGGCAGATTGTTGAGTTACCAATGAAATCCAGCCCACTTCTTTTAGGGTCTCAATAACCTGCCAGTCATCTGCCACTTCCATGCGGGTTATCTCCCATATGTCTGCCACTTCCATGCCAGTGCCGTCTGAGTTACGAAACTCCCCGCTTGCTCTTGTCTCTTTTGAGTAGGTCGCCATCACCTGACAAAGTGCTTGGAAGACCCCAAACGCGACTATTCCATCTTTGCCTTTCCTCATCAATCGTCTGTAGCCGCGAGAATCGCAGCCTGATGGTGCCAAAAACCAGCCAAGTCTCTGTCTCTTTCTCGTGTCAGCATTCTCAAATAGCTGAGACCATTTATTAATCTTAATCATTTTTTGTTTTGTGTTTTCGCAATTTCTGCCAGCATCTGGCCGGCGTTGTGGATTACGCATATTTGACCTTGCCAGGTCGAGTGCAGCTCCTGTTGAGCCTTAGTTAATTTACGAGCGCTAGGGGGCTTGGAGCCGTCCTTGATCTCAAACAGGTAGTTAAACCCATTCAAGCCTACGAGGATGTCAGGAATGCCCCTGCCAGCGCCCGATAAATCAAATACGCTAGCCTCGGGCAGAAGCTCCTTAAACTCCGCAACCACTTCTGAGTGATTGGCGTCCACCCGTTTAGCGTAGCGTGTCATACTGTTTCGATAATGTTTGCTAGATCTTTAGCGTAAGGAGTAGGGTAGATCCTAATCTTCCTCGGCTCGCCAAGCTTAGTTGATTTAATCAGCTCTTTCCGAAGCAGGTTTTTCTTAGCAAGATGGCTAACCGCTGTGTTAATGCAGCCGCGAGTCGTTCCTACTACAGCGGCCAGATCATCGGTTGATATGCCAGGTTCACAAACAGCAGCTAAAACCAAAGACTTTCGGTAATATGTTGAAACACCTGCTCGCCTCCACCTTTCGGATTCAACTAGGTTTTTCATTGCAATAGTCATCGAATTACCACCTTTCCAAATAAAGCCTCCTTGACCTGCTCAGCTACCTCTTTATATTCTGGAATAAAATCATCTTGTGCGCGTGAGACAAGATCAGTGAACTCGTCAGCTTGAACCTTAATGATGAGAGGATTGGTCTCAGGGAAATAGCTCATAAACCACCATGTCTTAATGCCGGTGACGGCCATGCTCCAATGGACTTGAAGCTTGTATTCCTTTGGTAACACTGCCTCCATGAGATACTCAGTATGCTTATCTACTTGTGGACATTTTATCTCCAAGCCCATGTCATAGTTCCCATTTTCATCCATGATTAAGCCGTCCGGCGAGCATCCGATAATCTTGTCGTTGCGAGTAACAAACCCAACCTCGGTGACTTGGTAGCCCATCATCGACTCAAACAGCTCCCTAGCCTTGTTCTCATGGTCGTTACCCCAGTCAGTGAACTTGTTCCCAGCAAACACCATAGGATCGCTCACACGGCATTCTCGCGCTAGCTTCCGAGCGTATTTAATACGACTGGTTGATAGCTTGCCGGTAGGAGTCAGGATATTGCTAGCCTGTGAAGCCGTAGCCCTCCCGAGCCTGATCTGCTCCCACGCTTCCGAGCCTTGCTTGATGTCGTCATGGACGATCATTTCGATACCTCCTGACTAAACAAATCCTCAGTGTCCGGCTCAACATCTGTCTCAATTACATCCTCAAAAGGATCAACCGCGATTTCGCGAACTCTTGTAACCGGAGAAGCCGGCGTTACGTCACGGAAACCGGCGATGTCGCGGCCCTCGTCTTCATCGTGAATTCCCCCAAATCCAAAGGCTACGCGCCCACATTGAATTATGGCCTTCCATTTAAGCATCCGGCGAGGGTGCTGTTTCCAAGGTTCGGTGTTACGCTTAACTTCTTCCAAGTATTCACGATGAGTAGTCGGATGCTCGCGATCCTTCCGGTGGATCTTGATCTCACACCAGCTACCGTCTTCAGCCCACTCCTCGCTCATGCCATTCATCTCTGGATGGTCATTAATAATCCGAAGCCAGCCGTCAATGCTGACAATTGGGACAATCTCCCCGCCCTTGCCAGGAAAAGCGTAAAGCTCTTTTAATAAAGGGTTTAGCCCGTAGGTGTTAGCTACGATTACTAGGCTGGCAAACTGCTCATCATTTTTGCAGTTCTTAAAAGCTGTAGCCTTTAGTATTTCAGCGGTCCTCTTTGAGTTACTGCCAAGTCTCTCCGCAAGCTCCTGTAAAGCATTGCCCTTTTTTTCTGTAATTTCGTGTTTCATGTCGTTAAATGGAATATTTTGAAACGTGTTTTCCGTTCACGCTGATTCGCTCTGATTTGACTGGATGCCCATCGCGGCGTAGGTCTAAGACCCGTGCAGCCAATCTGGTGCATCCAAATTGTTTAAATGCCGCAATTGTAGTAAGGCTCCCGCCGTTTTCTAAGTGCGTTAATATCTGGCGCTTTTGTGTTGATTTCATAATCGTGATCCGTATCTGGTTGATGGCAAAAACCTCTGCTCACCTAAACCTAATGAAATATAAGCTAACTCAGCTAGCTCTTCATCATCAGGCTCAATGTTTGGCTTCAAGCTTGGCTTGGAATTTTGATCGTAAAAACTGTTTCCCCTAAATCCTTTAAGGTAATTAATTTGATCGTATACCAGTTTTTTAACTTCCTCAAAGTAGGTTTGGTGTTGCTCAATAGTCATAGCCCTAGATTCTTTCTGGCTTGCGCGTAATCGCGCTCTCGCGCCGCTTTGTATTCTTCTGTCTCATTAGCCCTGATTCTGGAGACTCCAGCTTCTATGGCGTCCCAGCGAGCGCTAGGGGCGTATCTGGCTTTTCGCTCAGCTTCTTTGATTAAAGCTGACTTTTTACCCTCTTCGTAAATGTCCATTTTAATATGTCCTTTGTTTTGCGTTTAAGGCGATATTGATAGCCTCAATCCGCTCGTTTACTTCGTATTGGTCTAGCTCATAGTATCCTCCGATTAAAAGCTCCTTAATTTCAAGAAGCTCAAAATTAGGGCGAAGATACAGCTTGTGAGCCATCTCTTGAATGCGAGCCTTCTCCACAGCGCGAGATGAGGCGAACACCCACATAACGAGCGTGGAAAGACTAAGAAAAATCGCAGCTCCAATCATAAGCTCTTTCATTTTCTTGCTCCTTTTAATGCTTTGCTAAGCAGGTTCTGGACTAAGTCTTTAAGGCTTACTCCCTTGGTGACGGCAAGCACCTTAAGTGCCTGATGTGTCTCTTGGTCAACTTGTATTAGTTTCATTTTTTTAGGTCAGCTTTGCGCTGATAAATGAAACCTAGTCAAAAATAGAACCGAGTCAAATAAATTTCTTAAATTATTTTAATTAGGTGCCACAACCCTTATACTTAAAGGTAAAATAAAATAGTTGACAATTATATTTCTTTATCGTATTGTCTTTTTGTCGGCAGGAAAAAGGCCGGCGCTAACCACTAATTAAACCACAAAAGTGCAAAACCAAAAAACCAAAATAGACAAAGATGCCCTCGCAATGAAAAAAAGTTATGACCGTAGCCGTGAAATTGCGCGAAGAGTCCAATCTATAGTTAATCGCAATGTGACTCTTCACATGGGGAACCGACTTGCAAACATTAATGATGTGTTAAACATTATTTACGATTTGCAAAAATATGACATGGAGCTTAATGGAGGTTCAGTTCCATTTTCTGGCTTTTCCTTTCAGAACAAATAGCATCTTCACCTTAACCGTAAGGGCGGGGCTTAATTGCTCCGCTCTTTTTTTAGGCCAAGTAATCAACTAAAGCATCGCAGTAGATTTGAGCTAGCTCTGACTCCATCCCGTCAAATAAAACCCACTCCTTGGCATTGCTAGCAAAAAACGGCTCCAGTATAGCGGCAGGTGGCTTTGTCTTTGATAAGAACCTGTAACCTCTACCTCCTTGGCTAATCGCCTTAACGCCTCTATCCTTCTGACCTGGCACAACCTCCGAGTGGATTTTACGAAATGCCTCTGCTAATTTCTGTCCTTCTTTACTTCCGGCGCAATACAGATATTCAAACCCGTTAGCACTAGGACTATGACAATTAAAATGAAGTTCAATCACGCAATCAAACCCCCAAGATTGTTCAGCTAAATACGAGCAGGATTTGTGATAGCTTTTAAATGGAGTCTCGGAAATAACTGTTGATGATATAGAACGCTCTGTAAGCTTCTCTCGTAGCTTTTCAGCCACGTATTGATTATAAGCCCACTCACTGACGTTGCCTCGGCTCACAGCGCCTTTATCGCCCATTCTAGAGTGGCCCACACAAATCAATACCTTCTTGATCCTCGGCTTTGGTTTGCGCGAGAAGATAGCTATTAGCTTTTTAAATATTGATTTCATTTCTGTCCGGTAATTAATGCACGTTGCCAGACATACTGACTATAATACTTCTGGCCTCTACCAATCATCGAAACCTCTTGAAATGTATAAAGCCGGCCATCAGTCAGGGTTATCACCGGAGGATCGTAGCTGCTCGCGTTTAATTCTTTTTGAGAGCCGTTCAATCCGCAAGACGGAAGCAGCATCACCAACGCTAGCCAGCTTATCAATTTCGTCTTCCAGGTCATCAATATATCTCCTCAGTTTTAAGTTTGTATAAGCGACATAGGCTTGAAGCGCTGCTGTCAAAAGCTTCATCATTCGCCTTTTTTAAACCTCCGCCATTGGTTTATTAGAGAAAGTATCCCAATTAAAAGAGCTATTACTGCTGAGATAAAACCAACAGCCATTTCAAAGTAGTCAAAATAAGCCGAGATTGCTGACCATGAGCTGGCTATCATTCCTGTGATCGGATGCGTCAAATGATGGTTGTTCATTACTCCATCTCGTTTTGAGGCTTAGGCTTTATCGCCAGGAACTCTAACTGAGTAAGCTCTTGGACACCTTCCGCCCCCTCAAGCATCGCATCATCGTTAGCGGTGAATCTCCAACAGTCGATGGCTATGAGTCGTCCGCTACCGTCGGTAGCTTCGGAAAGGTTTTCTACAGGAGGTAGGCCCGTGAACGTGTTGAAATTCGGATAGCCCCTGTCAGCATCTACGGCTTCAACAAGTCCCGTGTAGAGTTCGTCAGGTTGAACGACATAGTATCTAAAGCCAGTGTCGGCTCGGGATTGCTCAATGTCAGTTAAGGGTGCGTCAGGGTCCATTAGTCAGGTAGTTCTAGTTCATCAAGAAGCTCAAGGTCTTCTTCTATCGGCGGCTCCCAGCGTAGTCGTTGTAGATACGTGTCGAGGTTAATTTCTTCGATGCCCTCAAGGTCAAAGTTATCAGACTCAAGGATACCACTGCGCTTAACACAATACAGCCGGTCGCTGTTGGTCTCAGGGTCGAGAAAAGTCTTATCC